GTCGTCAACATGAGCGGAAATCGGATTGCCGGCGGCAATCGGTTGGTGCATTTCGCGGACTGTGCCGCATTGGAGATAAGAGGGGAGAGCCTTCCGCATCGCGTCCGCTGTTACAATCTCACCATCTGCGTCCACGGCTTCCGTCGAGGCAATACCAGACACCATTAACGAACCATCAGCGGCAGCGTCAAACTTCTCAATCGCGCCGTAAAGTTGAATTGTGTCTCGTTTCACTATGGGACAAATAATCGCAGCTAATGGTTCCCGCAACTAAAAACCTTATTTATGTCCAACTTTGTAAAATCCACTTTTCTTTTGAATTAGTTAAACTTCAATCGTTATGGGGTGTATTGCTTATGTGGTTTTGCATGATAAGATTTCGGAAATGAAAAAATTCGCCATCTTTCTACCCAATACCGAAGCCGCAAAAATCGTTGAAGGCACAAGCGCAGACGTGACGAGAAAGCCAACGGGATTACGGGTTGTCGTCAACAACGGCAACAAACGCCAAATCTTTAATGGCGTGATTATTTTCAGCGAAGTGTCCAAAGATATTTTTATTCAATGAAAAAAGAATCCGCCACAATCCGAAAGATTGCCGCCGCTTGGGAGCGGAAACTTTGGGGATTTTACGATTTGCAGAAACCGTTTAACTCAACATCAATAAACCGCAAGAAAATATCCGACGATGGTCATGTAGTGAAGCGGGTTAAAATAATTGAGGGATGCACAGTCACTATTGGAAATAAAACATTTTTGGCAAATGCAACCATCATCCAATGAAATTCACTTTCTGGAAAACTTTTTGCATTAAGGATAAACGCTGGCATTTTGCCTTTATTCCTGTTTGCGCCAACGTTAGGAAATGTTTTTGGTTGAATAGGAGATTTCTTACATGATGGATGACGACAAGGAGTTTGCGGAGCCGGATTGGGAATTTATGGGGCGGGAGCCGCCCGAAATTCAAGAGCCGGATGCGGTTAATTACTTCAAACTTCCAATCTCAAGACGCCTTGCAGAATTTCTTAAATCGTATTATTCCGACGATTCGGAAATGACACTTCAACAAAAATGGAACAACTTCACAACTATTAACTTTGGGCGTTGAAATGCTTCTGCACCACTTCCGCCAGCGACTTCTCCGCAAACGGAGTTAAAGAGCCATCCTCATTGATTGGATAAAACGGCCTAGCAGGAAGATTCTTGTAGCCAACTCCAAATTGATGTTCATCGGCGTAGGGTGACACGTTGGTTAATGAAGCGGAATTATCGCCAACGGTAGTTCTGAATCCACGGATTAAATCGCCTTTGAGCATCAGCGTCGGCGTTCTGTCCCCCTTTTTCTTTTCCCATGCGTAGTTTGGCGAGAGAATTTGCCACGGCATCGGCCTATCAATTCCAGAAGTTCCAAAGTTTTGTTGCGTGATAAACCGAATCTCGTTAATCAGTTTGAAAAGCAATTCCCTTCGCGCATCCGCTGAAACCTTGTCTTTCAGGGATTGAAACAACGGACTCCATTCATCTCGCGTTACTTGCATTTTTCAAACTTAAAATCTCGTCCCGGTCAAATTGCCACGGCGGTTGTTTCACGTCCTGCCTTTGTCGTTCGCCAGAGGCTCGCCACGCCTTTTTAATCCGCCCTTGCTCGCGCCACCTTAAAACTGTCCGGTAGCTCTTGCCAAGCAATTTGGCTGCATTAAAAGTATCGACTGTCACGGAATTACCCCCTTGTTTTTGTTCTTATGGTCGGCTTTCGCTTTGTCGGTTTTAGACTTCGCATCGGCATCTTCTTTTTGCTCTGACGGGTCAAAAACTTCCATCTTAAATCCAAATGTATTTGTCAGCTTTTGCTCCTCCTCGGCCTTGACTCGGACGCCGGACAGATAAAGCGATTGCAGGGTCTTGGCGAGCATTGCTTGCTGATTTGCGCTGACACCGCCACGGACAGAACGGCAACGGCCTTTGTAGCCATTTATCCGCAAAACTTGCTCAAAAATCTGTTGCCATTGCATATCGCAGAAACTGCGCTTATCAAACAGACTCCACTCCTCTTTAACGTCGCTGTGCAAATCAGCAACGCCCGAACCGCCCATCATGCCAGAACCTTTTGACGACGTGGAAAGGGTTTGGCCTAAAATCCCCTTAGTCATTTCCGTATTCAGCAATTCAATAATCTTTGAATACCCATCGGCCATGCCGGAAGTCTGAATCTCCTTCAAATCAACCGTTGTCCCATTCGGCACAAGCAACGCATTGATTTTGCTGGCTTGGTCAAAAGCCTTTGTCAGCAAATCAGAAACATTTTTGTTATTGATGTTCGCTTTCGCAATCGCAAACGGCGAGCCGTAGCGTTCCATGCCACGCAGACACCAATCTAAAAGGTTGCGTTTGTAAAACCAGATTGGAATTAACGAGCGAAGAATTGAGCCAAAGTTTTCGCGCATCCCGCTTGTGGCGACTTGTGCGGAATGAATGACGTGCCGCGCCTTGTCTGCCTTGTATCCCATGGAAAGCGTCCAATCAATCAAGCCATTTGAAAGCGTCCCGTAAAATCTTAAATCAGCGTGCCAGTCTTGCGGATTCCAAACATAAACCCCATTGTCGGAAGCCATCTTTGGCTGATAGGTGGAATTGCCGGGAGGATTATTAATCGGCATTGCGCCAGTGCCAACGGTAAATCCACCAGGGGTCTGACCCATTCCCGGCATTGAACCGGCGCACGCTCCCCACCAATAGGCAATCTTGTAGGTGTAAAGCGGCCACGGTATCGGATGAAGTTTTTGAAGTTTCCATTGTGTCGGATGACGGAATTTATAGGCGTCTTCCGGTTCAACGCGGGTAAAGATTTTTTCCACGCCGGACACCGGCCAGATATGCCCCTGTGCCAAGTGAACCATTCCTTCGCGCCAGTTTTCACAATTCTCGCGGATGTCCTCGATGAATTCGCAGGCGATAACGTCGTCTTTATTGTCAGGGTCAAATGGCTCAATCGTTTCGTTCTGCCCCATGAATGACATGACCCGCTTGCCAATCTCTGCGGACAAATGCGGGTCATTCTCAATCATGTCGCGGAAAAGCGCGAACATATAATACGGCTCACCAATCTCGGACATCCGTATCGCCTTTTGAATGTCGGCAAGCGTGACGCGGTAGCCAAGCTGCGGCGGCTCGCCAAGCCCTGACAGCCGCGCCTGAATTTCGGTTAAAAGCCCGCGCTCCTGCTCATATGTCATTGTCGGTGCGGCGTCGGAAGTTTTAACAATCGCCCTTACGCCGTGATATTTAACGATGTTGCTCACAGGTTATTCCTTGCCTTGAAGAATTGATTTAACTTCCGTGCCATCAGGAACAACAATGGCGCGGTCATTATGAGAGTCCACGCAAAGTTTTTGAACTGATTCAGCAAACGCAGCAATAGCCTCCGCGTCTAAATCCTTTTGGTAAAATCCAACGAAAATCATTGAGCCGTTTTTACGTTCGATAATTTTAATCATATTCTTTTCAGAATCATTTACGCTTATACTTGCTAAATGGCAAGGATTTTATTTTTAAGGCGGTTGGATTATGGTAAATTTAGAGCATGAAAATTGAATTAATTGGAATTCCGTCGGAAGCAAATTGCGAAATTAATAAAGTTCAAATCAGTGGTATGTGTTCAAATGGAATTAGGGATGGTTGTGTTTATGGGAAGTTTGAGATTCCAATTCCGCACGTCATGGCGAATGAAATTAGGAAATTAACAAGTCCGCATCCTCCCAAACTCAAAATCACCGTGGAGACGATTGAATGAGCAATTCAAAAAAAGTTGATGGTTTAATTAAATTTGTAAAGTCTCACAAATACACCAGAAAAACTTTTGTGCGGCGCGATGGAAGAGTGAGAGTAAGGATGTGCTGGATTAACGACGCGCCAACTCCGCCGCCTCTGATTCCGCAATAATCGCATCTACGTCAATATATCCGCCCTGTTCAATCTGATGACTCATTCCTTTCCAGCTACCCATTTGAACGGGTTTGCAATCTGTTAAAAGATTTGAATATGCTCCAACAATTCCGTTGCGTGCGGATTCCAGGGCATCATCGCCACCTTCCCCAGTTTCTCTGTCCGCATTTTGTTTAAGGATGTCGTTTGGCTTTTTGTCGTCGTATTGCGCTGTTTGAATTTGAGTCCTCAGATTTGTGCATGACTTGTGAATAAACCACGTCGGAAATTTTCCACGCTCAACATCGCCCAGCCGTTCTTGCATTTGAGAAAATGCGTTCACGCGGTTAATGTGAATCGGTGTAAGTGTAATTCCGTTTTCCTGATACTCGGTCGCAATCGTTGAGCCGTCATCTTTTGTTTTGCGGTCGGTTTTTAGAATATCTTGGCCGGCAAAAATAAAATCCAAGTCGCCAACTTCTAAATTGTGGAGCCGGAGCATATCGCGGAAGGATTCGGAATTTTCAGAAATGCCAGTGTCTAAAGTCCAAAGCTCTCCAACTGTGAAAACATTTCCTTCAAAGTTTTCTGCGAATAGATGAAAGCAATTTGGATGGCTTGAGCCGTAGTCCATCGAGCCAAACCATCGTTGCGCGTCTGCGTCTTGAAAAGTTGTTCCATTAAACTCATGCTCACAGGCCGCGCATTTAATCTGCCCAAACTTTTTAATGAATGTTGCTTCGGATTTACAATTTGGACAGTCGCATGGATAAACGTGGACATCCTCGCGGTAGTGAGTAAAAAAATTGCCGGAAACAATATCAGGATTACCAAGTCTCCAACTTTGATATTTCCAACCCACATAACTATCGAGCTGTCCGATGTATTCAGGGTCGTTATGCCGGTTGTCGGTGACGAGCGTTAAAATATATTTTGAATCTGTTTCCTGCTTTTTCAAAAACGGGTCATAGAAAAATCTTTTAACCCAAGCATGGCCGATACCGCCCCAGTTCCATGAAGCATATACGCGCGGACGCCATCCAGGCTTTGAAGTGCGAAGACATGAATTGAGGTTTTTGAATTTTTCTTCCGAAAGGGTCGTCAACTCCTCGTAGGCAATCACGTCATATTCTTCGCCTAAAAAATTATCAATTTCAGATTCATCTTTGAAGTGCCGAATTGTAATTTGTGAGCCGTTTGGAAATTCCACAACGCCAACCTGCTCTCGGAAATTGTAATCGGCGGGAACCTTTAATGTCTTGCGGAGAAGTGACGACATTTGGGCGCGAAGTGTTTTGGCGGATTTGCGGACATACAAAACCGACAGCCCCTTAAACCTTTGGCAATCGTCTAAACATACCTGCGAAATCATCCATTGAGATTTTCCGCCGCCGCGTGCGCCGCCAACACCGATATAACGCGGGCCGCAATCAGGGCATTTTTTAGCAATCATCTGACCGGTGGCGTGAAGCTCCTCGCATTTAGGACAGCGATAATCAGCCAGTCGAGCCGCTGCTGCCATTTGCCATTGCTTTGGCTGCAACACCATTCCCTTTTGGATAAAATTTTCCGCTTGCTCAATACAGGCGGACTGCAAATGTTCAGCGGAACGGATTGCGCCAATTTTATTTCCAAAGATAGCTTTCCACCCATCCAGCGCCATTTTCCCAACGGCATTGGCAACTTCAATATATTTCTGCTCGTCAGCAGAAAGTTTTTTAATTTTTGGAGGCATAGATTAAAATTGGAGGATTCCATTCCGTGTAAAGAATTTTGTCGCCCTTGCCTAAATTACATTTCTTGCAGGCGAGTGTTACATTTTCGGCGGAGTGTGATATTTCGTCAAGTTGATTCATAAAATTAAATTGGCAGGATTAGTGAGATTGGATGCATTAAAGTCCCACGGTCGCCGCATCCGCGCATCGCACTTAAGGAACTCCTGCCTATCCCCGATATGAATGGCGACGATTTAATACTGACATCGAAAAATTTTTTTGCAAGGACTTATCGCGGTTCACGCCGCGAGTCGGCGGTGGCTCAGCTTTTTACGTTAGGCCACTTACCACCATTTACTGATGAAGTGCCACGCAACCCAGACGATTCCGGCGATGAGTGCGACGTTGAATATGATTACGCCGAGATACATCAGCGCGACGAGTGTGATTCCAGATTTCAGATTCATTTTGTTATATGTTTTTCGTTTTTAGTTTGTCTGCAAATTGTAGCCAGCAGCCTAATCAGTCGCCGGAGGCAACCACGGTTGGACGCTTCAGTTTTGCGAGTAGGTTTTTTATCAGTTTCATATTTTTAGTTCCGTGGTGCCTCAGCTTGGTCGTTAGCAGGCTCTACCACGCCGCCGATTGCTTTGTATCTGTCCAAGGCTCGGCAGGCTATCCAGTATAGCGGTTCGTGATTCTCGCCGGCCTGTTTGTTGTATTCGTCCAAGTAGAGCGCGAGTTCGTGCGCCGACGCTTGGAGCTTTTTGATTTGCCCCATGAATGTGTTGGCCGTGTCGTTTTTATAGGCTAGCAAGGTTTTGGTTTCCGCGAGTTCGGCTTCGAGTTTGTCACGATGCCGGATTTGGTTCGCTGCCCATTCCGGCTCGTTTTTCACCAGCCAGTCGAGCGTTACGGGATTTCCCGCTACGTCTTTGTATTGTCGAGTTTCAGTTTTCATATCTCAAATTCGCCTGCTAACCACTGCCCGGAGCCAAAGCCGCCGCGTTGCGGTTTTCATAAAATAAATTTATCACAATTTGTTCAATACAAAACTTAAAAATTATTTTTCAGAACGATTGAAGTTTTACTAATGGGAAGGATTAGAGTTTCACCCTTCCGTCTTCCAGCCCCTTCTTATACCAACTTGCATTTATCGAATCAATATGACCATCGCACTTTGAACATTGAAGTTTAGCAAACAGCCGCTGCTCTGGTTTTGGATTTTTAATAATCTTTTTAGTCAGTCTGTCCAACACCAAAGAAAAATCATGCGGCTTTTCACAGTGTTCAAGTTGAGCATTGTTGACTCTTATCTCAAATAAGATGTCGCCCATCTCTCCCTTTTTAATTCCAAACTTTTCTGCTAGTTCAAAAATTGTCATACGTAGATTGTGGCACGGTTAATAGGATGGTGCAAAATTAATGTGGTGACATGTATTAGGAAAAAGGCCGTCCCTACATAAAATGTTTCACCTTAATAAGATACGTTAATCAATCTCCATCGTCATAAAGATTAATCAGTATATCTTATAGCAATTGGCACAATGCTTGCTTATCTAATCACGACTAGGTCGCGTGACATTTCCAGCTGATAATGCCCCATTAAGAAAAGCCAATGAATTATCGTTAAGGATTTACTGCGCGCCTCATCGGCATTTTAATCTTATTTAAATTAGATTCTAGCTTGTCTGATACGCCATCCGTCACAATGTCGCTACTCACTGGTAATAGTGCGCTGGAGGAAGGATTAGCAAAGCCAATGACTCGTTTAAGTTGGTCATGCACTAGGCCTATCTGGATGGATACGGTTGCGGGTGGGGGTGCGGATGTTGCGGGCGCAAATGCCGGCGATGTCTTTTCGAGGATAAAAGCATTAGCTCGCCAGTCCCCCGTCTTTGTTATCGTCTTGCCATTAGGCAAGTTAATCTCCTTATCAAGGCCGGCAGAAGCTATGCGAGAAACTAATTCTTTTGTTTGAAGTCCCCGCGTGCGAGCGAGAAGCGTGTCGAAAATCGCGCTGCGTTTATGCTTACTTTTCCAGCTATTCCACTGTTCAGGCTTAAAATCTAGCGTAATGCAGGCTTCCCTTTCTGTCATTTTGCAATTGGCTACGAGGTCGGCAATGGCCTGAATGTCATGTTCTCGAAACATTACGCGCTTTCCTTTGCGCTGTTTAGGCTCTTTAGGCTCTTTAATCATAGCTATCATCTACCATGATAATTAGGCTCTGTAAATCTTCAAATTTTAGCTCTTAAATCTTATGCTCCTTTCTATAAGAGCCATTGCATAAGCATTGCTTGCGCATTGCTTCAAGCATACTTAAAGCATAAGAGCGTGCCAATGTGGTATTTACGACGATAAAAAACTGTCTATATTTTGGAATATTGAGAAAGCTGGCATGAAAAGTGGCGTTTTAAGATGCGGCAAATTCAGGCTCTGTGCCAAGTGGTAAAACCGGCCTAAAATGTCACAATTTTGTCTAAAAATAGCCATCTTCACAATTCGGTTTTAAGGCGCGAAAAAGGTGGTTTGCTTGTCGTCATACCCGCCGAAATAAAGACGCGGCAAATGGCCTATTGCGCTCGATTGTGGGGCAAATAATGTTGCTCGTGAGATGGATTAGGGAAGCTGAAAAGTGATGTTTCGTGAAGATAATGCTTTTTAGCGATTGGCGAGTGTGTATAATTAAAGGCGAGAGCGAAAGTTCTCCGCGAGTCAATTCCGGCTCGGTGAAATAATGAGTGCAACCATTATGAAATTCAAAT